AGTATTCCGATTCCACAGCGAGGTCCATAAGCTTGACAGTTCCGATAGCGGACTTGTGACCAGCAACGAACTTAAGGTCGCTGAGACCAGCGTCAAGATAACCCTTGGCAGCCGAAGCGCCGTCAGCGTCATCGAACGGGTTGTTCTTAGCGTTGACGTCATCAGAGGTGACTTCGTTTGTGGCGATGTCTGACAAGTGAGTCGAGCTGAAGATTTTCAGTCCAACAAGCTCCAACACCTTACCAGAAGCAATGCTGCCTCCGCCACCGAAGTCGCGGTTGATGGCTGCGTTATCACTACCTGCGAGGAGGTAGTAAAGCTCAGGCGTCAGGATAGCGAAGCGGTCTTCAGACGGGATGTCTTGCTCGTCCAGCTTCTGCGCGATGAGGCGGAAGGTTGAAATGATGTTAGCAGCAGTGCTAAGGTTCGCAATGCCTGACGCATCGCCTGAGCCCAAGTTAATCACAATGCCTTGACCAGCATCAGGGTTAGCGCGAGCATCAGCGTTCACTTCAGAGGCAGCAACGAGAGTCCGCATAGTAGCGAGGTCGAAGCGCTTAGAAAGTGCACGTCCCAACTCGGTCGAATAGGCAGAACGCACGTCGTAGTGGTTCTTCAATTCGTCGATGTTAGCGATGGACGTAGCTGCAATCAGCACGTCATCAATGTTGATTACGCGCTCTTTGTGCTTAATCGTTGAAACGTAATCAGTGCCGTTGTTGGCTTCAAATACGTCGTCACCGGGGGTGTGATACTTAGCAGTTGCTTTGCCCATAGTGGGGAACTGCGCCGACTTACCACTCGAAATAGTCCGAACGGTATGGAGGTCTTTCATCACGTTAGTTTCTTCAAACGTGGTGAGGACTTCGTTAGCAAATACCTTTAGAAACAAAGCGTCGGTGTCTCCAGCGAGATTGCTTTGTCCAAGGCGGGATGGGGTAATAGCTCCATTAGCCATAATATAATTCTGTTAGGTTAGTTTGGTTTGTTTTAGGTTTTTCAGGTCGGTCAATGCGTCGTTCACTCAACAGCGTTATCCTTTCGGGCACTCTGGTTACTTGTATGCTTATCCAACAGGAAATCGTAGATACCGTCAGCTAGGTGTTGACCCAGCTTGGTCGGTTTGGAGAACAAGATGTAGTCTTTCTTGTCGTCTCCGAAAAATGGTTCGCAAAGAACAGCAGGAAGGGCATCATTTTTCATGAAGCTGAATCCTCTGTCGGCTGCTCTGGCTGCTTTGACTCCTCTGTTTCGGTTGCCATAAGCAGCGATAATAGATGTTTGAATGTGTTGTGCTAGTTTACGTCCTTCAGGAGAACCGTAACGATACCAAGTCTCGCAACCTCGGACAGTAGGAACACCAGAGGCGTTGAAGTGAAGCTCTACGGCTAACGAGGCTCCGTCTAGCTTGAGCTTCTTTCGGATGTAAGCCATCGCGGTGCGGTAGGTTCGCCCTTCGTAGGTCGAGTAAAGAACCGAACGCACACCTTTATCTTCAAGGGCTTTTTTAAGCGCCTTCCCGGCTTCTAGGTTGTAGCTCCATTCGTCAACCGTGCCGTCGTAATTGACAGCACCTCGGTCGCCCGGACGGGAATGACCAATACAAATACCTACAAGCTCACCTCGCCTCAAGCTTCGCGGCGTATCTGAGCAGTTCTGCGATGGTTTGTTTCTCTTCAGGCGAGAAAGAATGTTCTTCAAGTATTGAAATAAAGTATGGAATTTCACTTTTACTTAGAGTTGTGCAACCAGTCGTCGATACGCTTATCCATGCGACGATGGCGATTCTTTTTATACGACTTAGTATACTCATCTTTTACTTTGAAAAAGACATCAGCAATCTTAGGAAACGCAAGCATGAGCGATACCAGCAGCTTAATCATTTCTTGTAGGAAACCTTTGCGGACTTGGTGTTTGAAACAAACTGTTTACCTTTGGCTCCAGCTTTCTTTTTTTTGCGAGCTGTAGCAGCTCTTTGTTTGATTGTAAGGTTCTTTGCTTTAGACATAGGTAGACATCTGTCAGGGTTTTTCTTGTTCTTAGAGGTTCCGCATTCACCTTTGATTTTACCATCAGAACCTATGCGGACCCAATTCTGACGTCTCCATTTAGCTAGTTCTCCCATGGTTACTTTTTCTTTCGTATCTTGAGAGACTTCCTCTTCTTGCCTTTACCGTAGTTTGGGTCTTTACAATACTTGGAAGCCGCCATGTTAGCATAAGCGGACGGGTATTTATCAAAGGTTCGTTTAGCCCATGAAATACCTTTAGCGCAAATCTTAGCCACTACTCTTAGCCTTTCCGATGTTTAGCGCTAGCCAGCTAACAATCTTGTTTGCGCGAGCAACCCAAGCGTTAGCGCTGTCGTTAGGAATAAGGGTAGCTAAAATACTCGCTACGGATACAACACCCGTGAGGAGTTGAATGACCGTTTCTTTGTTGGTGATTAACCAGTTGATTACTTCTGTCATGGTTTGTATAGGTTATAGGTTGGAAAGTGCAAGTCTACGCTCCACTTCGGCTCGGTAAGCTGGGTCTACTTCGTAGCGCTTCCGCCCTGTGGCGTCGCGTTCAGACATTGCTGCCATGACTTGTGCACGGCTTTCAAAGGCTGAGACGCCAGAACCTGCTGTCTTGCCCTGTGCGAGCGTAGGCGAGACGCCATTGGCTTCTTCGTATTTACCCTTTAGCCAATCAATAGCAAGCGCGGCTTGCTCGTCGCTTCCTGTTTCTAGGGCTTGGTTGTAAGCGCTGAGTTGTTTTTCGCTCATGTTATCCGAGGCCCACTCAGAAATCTTTTCGTAAGACTCACGACCACCAACTGTAGACAAAAGAGCCTCCTCGCCTGACTGTTGTAAAGCAGTCTGTCCTTCAATGTAAGAATCAACTAACTCCTTACTAAGACCAACCTCTTGTAGTTTTGCGTAGGTGTCATCCGTGAGACCACCGTTTTCAAAGAACTCCACAGAAGCGTCAGTAATAGCGTCATTCTGGGAAGGTGTATCCTCGGAAGGCTTTTCGGTAGGCGGGAGGTCTTCCTCGCTTTCTTCTTCCGAAGATTTACCTAAGCGCGTCTCTAGGTTGTTGTAGGCGTTGGCTAAGTCTTCTGGAGACTTAAACTTATCAGGGAGCCACTCTGGGCGGTCCTGTGACTGCTGTTCTTGTTCTTCAATCTTAGCAGCTTCTTCTTCTAAGGTGACCTGCTCTGAGGCGGTCTTGTCGTTGATTACATGTGATTCACTCATGGCTTACGGTTGTTGTTGTGATTATTCCGGGGGAGCTTCCGGTGGGGCTGCGGCTGCGTCTCGGGCGATGTTGCCTAGAGCAGCAGCTCCTTGTGGAGCAGCTTTAGAAGCCATCTCCATCATTTGAGCTTGTTGCATCTCTTGTTGCATCTCTTCCTGAGTCTTAATCAACCCAGCAGTCTTGATGCCTAAACTGGTAGCTCTACGCTTAAAGTATTCGTCAACCTTAACGAACTGTCCGATAGCTTGAGGTCCTACGACTTGGGCAGCACCAGCTAAGAACATATCCAACTTTTGAAGGTCGTTTCCTCGTCCAAGGGCCTCAACACCCGTAATGATAACAGGCTTGACCAAGTCTTTAGGGAGTTTGGGAAGACGTCTGTCAGTGGTCATGATGTCCATGACCCGGTTGACCATAGGAAGCTGTAGCTCGTTACTTAACAAAGAGTAGAGACCACCCAAGGCAGACTCTAGCTCCATAGTGAGCATGCGAATCTCCTCGGCTGTAACACGCTCTGCGTCACGAACAACACCTGAAGTTAGAAGAAATGCTTGTCCTAAGCGTTCCTTAATTGCGTTAGAGGTATCAGCCGCAATTCTAAAGTCATTGAACTTATTAAGCTGAAGGACGGAGACGTCTTGAGCGTTGCCCTGTGTGATTGCCCCGTTGGGGCTTTCAGCGAGAGTCTTAGCTCTTGTTGTGCCATTAGGGTTCACTAAGAACAGAACCTTAGCAGCAGCAGCGGAGCCTTCAACGATAGCCTGAGTAAGAGCCTCCAAACTAATAAGGTCTCCAAGGTATTCCTCTACATATCCCCGCCCATAATCCTCCCCGTCAATCTTAGAGAAACGAAGGGGAATGTAGGGTAGTTTGTCCTTGGGAAAAGAACCCATGGAACTCTCAATGACGTTACCTTTAATTTCTTGGTGAACGTGCCATTTATCATTGACCAACTCCACACAAGTAAACAAATCACAGGTCTTTCCGGTAGTCTCGCCTTCAAGGTAGCCAGCGGCGGCTTTAAGTTCGTCGGTAAGAGTGTTGTAGTTTAGAGTTTCCCTAGTGATGATTTTCAGTGGATTCCCCATAGGGTCTCGGCTGATAACGTAACGGTCCAAGTGGAAGACTCTTAGTCCTCCTTCTGGGGGGATATACAGGAGAGAGTTACCTGTAATAATAAGGTTCTTAAGAGCCTCATGAACACCAACCCGGTAGGATTGACGACTGATTTCTTCCATCACAGTGTCTTCTACATGTTGTAGCGCTGACTCCATCTCTGTGATGATTTCTTGAGTAGCCCCCTCCGCACGAAGCTTAGGTTCGTCGAAGTTGAGACGGAAAAAAGGGGCATTGGGAGCGAGTAAGGCTAGTAGTAGTTTAGATGCTAAGTTGTTGACTCCTCTTGCTCCAATGCCCTGAAATGGTGTATACAGGCGTGAGTGTGAATTGTGCCCGTCTTCGGGCATTACATAAGGTAAAGTTAGTTTAGACGCTTCTCTCGCCCTGTCGATGAAAGGCTGGCGTTCGCTTTCTAGCGCATTATAGCGTGATTCTGCGGAAGTGTTCATTTATAAAATAGATTGTATTCGCTTATAGTTCCTCGGGTGCTTCAGGCTTAAGCGAAAGCCATTCCAACTCCGTTACGATAGACAAGTCTCCTTGCTCAATGTAGGGCTCAAGTGCTGAAAGGTCGTCCGCAGTTACTCTCCAAGTTGCTAGTTGTAACATTAACTGACCGCTACCGTCGGTGGTTGTCAACACCTCCTCGATTGGTGGTAGACCACGCAGGGTCGAGGCTTTAGCTCCCCCGATTGGATAGCCTCTTGACTCGTCAACGTATCCAGAGAGGGCTGGATAAGCTTCTGGAGTAGCAAAGAAGAAAAACCAACCTGAGTCTAACTGGTCTTGCTCTAGTTCAGTTAGGGGAGGTTCTAACATATTTTCGTCACTCATTATTTTACATGGTCATACATTTTAGCGGATTCTGCAGCAGAGAGAACGCGGTCGAAAAGGTATATTTGTTCAACGTCAATCGAAGCATTTCCACCTGTAGAACCCGCTCCAATTCTAAACTTATTAGAATTTAGCGAATAGGCTCGACTGTCAGTCAAAAGATTCGCGTTGTTTACTTTTGAAAAGTGGTCCCCGTCAGAGATGCTGATTTCCGCGACGATTGTTCCGTTGTCGTCGTTCCATTTACCATTCTGCTGCATCACAGTAGCTCCAATAAATGTCCTCGCGTTCGTAGAGGTTGTTCCTACTCCTATAAACAGGGCCGCTGCGTTTGTTAACCAATGTTCGGTTCGATACAAAGCCATCGTTGTCGGCGCTGTAGATGAGAAGGAGTCGCCATTCACTGCGAATTTAATAAACGCATGAGCCGTGTTGACATCTGAGCTTAAACTGTTGCCAATGTAATCATTTGAGCCGTCAAACCGGAGGACGTTTCTGCGTATAAGAGTCGCGGGGTTGGAACCTGTTCTGTTAATAGTAACGGTCTGGCCTGTCGAGCAAGTGAACGACGAGGCTTTGTGTTCACCATCAGCCATATCCAAATCAAGCGTCACGGTGGAATCTGCTGTTACCTTTAGCGTTTGATACGAGCAGTCGGCGTATTTTTGGTTACCTGACCTCCACCTACCGAGGCTCAACTCTTGTCCAGACCCTGATGGGGCTGCACCGACTGACCCTAATGTCGCAGACCCCAAAGAAGTATAAGACCCATCGTGGTCTTTGTAGAATACTTCCGTTGAAGCATCTGTTCCGTCTCTCACTATTTTAATAACAGTCTCAAGAGGCGCGTTGGTTGGAATTCCACTGGCGGTCTGCATGTTAGCACTCGTACCAAAATATAGTTGTATTTTGCCGGTACTCCTTAGCCAAACCATGAGCGAGGCAGGGTATTGGTCGAAGAGGGCTTGCGAGTCTGAAGGACTCCACGTTCGCACTTTCACGCCAATTAGAATCTCCGTCTGAGTTCCAAGGTCGACGCCAGCTGCAAGTGATGCGTAATTGCCACTCACCCCCGGCAGGTGCAGATGACCGTCTCCGAGTGGAACGTGGGCAACGGGTTGTTTGGAAGACGTAGTCTGGGTTGCGTTCACTCCCCCGCTTACTTTGTTTTCAAGAGTTGCAACAAGGTCTAAGTTTTCCGCAGCCCCGTCACCAGAAGCGAGCATCGAGGTTTTGGTGTCAAACGCCAGAATCGGGTTTAGGGACAGGGGGTCAAATCCCCCGCCTGTAAGACCAGAGTCTAAAGGTCTAGCAACAGCCGTTGTAAGGGGTGCGGTGTTGGAACCTGCGGGGAACTGAAACATGATTAGTAAGCTTTGTTTTCGACAACAGGTTTTACTTCGACGACAACAGCAAGGTCAGGAGGTGAGGAACTTGAATCCCAACTAACGTTTACTCTAACTTTAGAAGCAGAGGTGGTGAATAGAACTGCTCCGTTGGCTGTAAAAGAAGCGTCAGAACCGATGTCAACCCAAGTGTCACCAATTTTATGTTGTAGTTTAACTGTTTGACTTTGGAAGTTACTTCCTGCAACAGCAAACATTCCTGTAGAACCGTTCCAGTCGATTTCAGTGTTTGAAGCCTGTGCCGGGTTTGTGATTGTTTTTCCGTAATAACTCATAGTGTTTAATAAGGTGATGCTCCGCTTCCAGCCGAACCCGTTTTAGGAGCCGTCCTGTTGATAAGAAGAGAGCGTTGTCCTCCGCGACGTTGAGACGCCTTGCGCGTCTTACGCGCAGCAGAATCTATTTTCGTGACCTTTTTCATTGGCCTTGGTGGAGGCGTGGGAGAAGGAGGTGGAGGAGGAGGGGAAGGAGTCGAACCGATACACATGGTTTATAGAAGTTGATGTTAGTTATCTGGAATGGATGTTAGCGAGTTTTCACGTTGTTCTTTATGTTTGAAAGAAAGAAAATGAATTACCGAACGCTGACCTGCGTGGTAGTCCATGTCCCTTAAGTTGTAGTCAAGACCTAAGTCTCTCATAGGGAACTGAGCCTTCAAAGCTTTGAGTAATTCATCGCTAATTGGTGGAATTTGGTTTTCCTGTTTCATATATACCTAATCTTACGGTAGCTTGTTTCTGTCGTCTTGTAGAGTTCCGCAATGAGCGGCGTCCAAAAGGATGTTTGCTGAGCAAATAACGTGGGCTAAATGACTTCTACCAGACTCATCGTCTAGGTCTTCTCCGTCTCTCCATTTGTTTAGGTGACGCATAATAGCAGCAACGTAAGTCGTAGCGCAAACGCCCGTGTCCCTCCAGTTGTAAGGACCATACTTTTCGGCTCCAAGCTTGTGCGCCCATGCAGTTTCTTCCAGAGCCGACGGGGGAAGCAGGTGCATGGGAGTCTTCAAAGCACCTGCGGCTCCTTTAGGGTCGTTCACTTCGCTGGCGTCCATAGCGTTATCTCTTTTGTTTTTGCGTTGAAGTCTTTGTCGTGCAGGATGTAGGCCAGTCTCGCGTTGAGCAAAGCGTCCTCCTCGGTCTGCCCTGCCTTCTCGTAAGCTGCTACCACGGTATCCCATGTATAGCCGTCCTTGTCGAGTAGTTTTTTAGCCCCGACAACACCAACACCCTTAGCCCCTTTGTAGCCGTCAGCAGAGTCCCCGGCTAGTGCTTGGATTAAATGGAACCTACGCGCTGCTTCCGGTGAGGTTGTTTTAGTCTCATCCTTGAGCGGGTTATACCAAGTAATCGGTAGGGTTTCAAAGTCCTTGTCACCTGAGACCGCAATGGTTTTCTCAGGTTCTCTGGTTGCCAGTATACCAATCAAATCATCAGCTTCTAGGTTAGGCTCAGAGATACCCTTGTAGTCCTTAGTAATCCATCCAATGAGCCACTTGAGGCCGACAGGCTTGCGCTTGTCTCTCCTGTTAGCTTTGTAGTCAGGCCATAGGTCGTAGCGGTAGTTGGTCGATGTGGAGAACACCGGGACGATGTCGCTTGATTGCAGCGTCTCCGATAGGTTCGACATGAACGCCTTAACCTCCCGCTTCATGTCGCTCTCCTTGCAGGTAAGGGTCCAAGTGTCCTCGTCCCATTTAGTCTCAACCTCGCTAGCGAAAGCAGCTCGGTAAGCCAGCATGTCGGCGTCTAGTAGTATTTTCTTCATGTTAGTGAGTCTCCTTCCAGTTAGCGCCCACTTTGTATTCCCCATCAAGGGGGCATTGGACGTTCAACACCTCGCCAGCTTTCTTGATGCTGTCCACAAACAACTGACCAAGCTCGTCGGCTTTGTCAGGGTCGCAAGAGAACTGAACCTCATCGTGGACGTTACCGTGCATCTCGTAGTCGTCGTCGTTGGCACTCTCAGCAAACAACACCAACGCCTTCTTCATGATGACGGCTGCTGCTGATTGACATACTAGGTTTAACGCGGAGAACGCCTTGCGTGCTGGGATGATACGACCGTCGAGACCCTTGATGGTAGCGGAGCGAGATACCGACTGCTCGATGGCTTTCATCAAAGAAGCCACGGCGGGAATCTTGGCGAGGAACTGTTCTTTCAGAGTTCTACCTTCGCGTTCTCCGCCGTCCACAATCGCGCCAATGGCTGCATCACCAGCGCCGTATAACCACATATATATGAATTTTTTCGCTTCGTCGCGAGTAGACAATCCAGCAGCTTCTTGGTTCGCGGTGTGGATGTCACCCTCGACAATCGTCTTGGCGTAGCTTCCTTCATCCCAATTAGATAAGTAGTGGGCTAATACTCGCAACTCGATTCCCGAAGCGTCAGCTCCAACTAGAACCTTGTTGTCTGGAGCCTTGAACAACTCACGGCACTCACCTCCGTAGGGGGCTCTGGTGGCGGGTATCTGTCCCAAGTTCGGTTTGTAGTGAGAGCAGCGCCCGGAGTAAGCTCCTAGCGTATCTACGTTGCCGTGGATGCGACCGTTACGCACCATGGTCATCCAAGCGTTTTTACCTTCCGCAAGCGCTCCTAGTCTCTTCTGGACGAGAAGGTATTCCAGTAGCTTGAGCGCTGCTGGCGTCCCTATGTCCTTGAGAACCGCTTCGTTGATTGCTGGGCGCTTTCCTTCGTAGGCTGCTGGTTTCCAACCCTGCTCGATGAGACGCGCTGCTATTTGGTCGCGTGAACCGGGATTGAAAGGGATGGTCTTGGTCTTGTTGGCTAACTTGGTTGCACCATTGACTAGAGACTGCTTAAGACCTGCTTCTTTGAGCACTGTCTTGAGCTTAGTTTTGGTGGGTGCTGTGTAGGTTTTATCTTCCACAGAAACAGACCAACCAATAGGCGACTTGGTCTCCTTCACTGTTGGCTTGAAAAGCTCTTGAAGCTCGTCGCTCAACTCCACACGTCGAGTCATAAGCTTCGCTGTAAGAGCTTTGGCTTTCTCTTCGTCAAACGGAAAGCCGTTGCTAACTTGCTTTTGAATCTCCTGAGCAAACTGGTGCTCAAGCAACAAAGCGTTCTTACTTGGAGCGAGCTTTTGCAAGTGCTCGTAAAGCTTAGCGGTCACCCTTACGTCTTGTTCACAGTAGTCCTGCATTTCCTGAGACCACTTAGTCCAGTCCTCGGTTTCTCCGTGGCTGTCCTTGTGAATACCCAAGCGCATACCCCAGCACTTCAGCGAGTGGCTACCTGCGTATCTAATCTCGACGCTCTTCTCTCTGAAGTCGTGGTTCTTTAGGTCTGGGTAAACACACTTGGCCATAATCTTTGTGTCGATTACAAATGGAGGGTTCAACGAAAGGTCTCCGGTTGTATCCATCTTCAACAAAGCTGGCCAATCGAACCCGATGGAGTTGTGGCCAATCACGATGTCAGCCGCGCCAATCATACTCATGGCGTTTGTAATCTCTCCCGGCGTCTGGCTGTTGTAGGAGTTCATCTGGCCAGTCTCTAAGTCCATCATGCTAATGCAATGGATGGTCTTTAAGTCTGACAGGTTCTCCCAATCTTCGATTGCGTTGGTTTCTATGTCTAATACTAGCTTCTTCATGGTGTGTTCGTGTTGTTTATTAGTTCGTGTGTTCTTAGTAATACGCCTTTGGAGGTGTTGTTGTCACCCCCGCGCTTTTCTCTTTCGGTTCCTTTTAGCGGTTCAACAATCTTTTTAAGTTCTTCAGCCGAAAGGATGACATAACGGTCCTCCAGAACGAAGCACCAAAAGTCGGCTTCTGATTTGGCAATACCAGACGGCTTGCCCCTTGATTCAAACTCGACAAATACATTGCCAGTAGTCTTTGCTTTGAGGTCACGTTTAACTTCAATGGTTTTGTTTTCGAGGATGTCAGCGAGCGCTTGCTCGGCCACTTGTCCGACTTTGAGGTCATACTTAAAATTGCTGTTGTATTCCATAAATTAACTGAACGGTGTTTGCTCGGCCTCAACCGGGTCTGCTGCTATCTCTTCTTCTGTGAGGCGTCCAGTGATATGACTAAAGCGTAGCGTAACGGCTAGACCAGTGTCACCACTGAATCGGTTTTTCAACACTCGAACGTTGGTTATGTTGCGAGCCTCGGCGTCCTGTTGGTCGCGCTCCAGTCCCAAAACCATGTCACTTAGTTGAGCTATGGCCGCGCTGCCGCGCAGTTGAGCCAAGGTGGT